GGATTGAAGCTGATCGCAACGTGCTTTCTAAGCAGGACGTGATCGCTGTGGACTACCACTCTGCCTATCACATCATGGGCACGAAGTGGAACAGCGCTTCGGACAACCCGACCAACGCAAACCTGTCTAACAGCAGCAACTGGGCGGCTACTTACGATGTTGATCTGATCCCTGTGGTCGAGATGATCGTGAACACCCCGCTTGATACCACCGCTATCCCCTGATCGCGGTAGTTAAAAACGGCCCTACCATTAGGTGGGGCCTTCTTCTTTTCCTGTTATGGCTGCCACGATCAACGCCACGCTCGAAAGCGAGACAGCCAACAGCTTTGTGACGTTGGCCGAAGCCAACACGTATTTTGAAACCGTCCCAAGCAGCACCAACTGGGACGACAAGACAGACGATCAGAAAAATCGTGCGTTGATTTCAGCTACACGCTGGATCGACACGCTGAACTTTTATGGTGATCGGTGCAATGCAGACCAAGCGCTGAGCTGGCCTCGCAACAACTACCACGTAGATCGTGTCGAGCTTGCTTGCTCTGCAATTCCAAACGACATTAAATACGCTACTTATGAGTTAGCCAACGCACTGGCTAATGACACGAGTTCGATTACAGGGTCTACCGGCGATACGGGATTGTACGAATCCGTCAAGCTCGGGGAGATGGAAGTCAAGTACAACACTTCTAGTCAGGCTACTGGAACTGTTAACAACGTATTCGACGTTTATCCTTGGCTTCAGTCTTATCTCGGCGCTTATTGTCTGGGCGGCAGTGGCTCGTATTCTGTCCGCGTTGTGAGAGGTTGAGATGGCTGGAGCACTCGACAAGGTTTTTAAGGAAGCAGCCAAGGCAATCGTTGCTGATCTTGGCGACGGCTTAGACACCAAGATCGACTACACCCGCAAGTTTGATGGGGCGTATGACACAGCCAAGGGTACGTATACGACATTCGACCGTCCGTACTTCAATCTGAAATGCCCGATTGAGTTTGTGCGATCAGAAGAAGAGGAAGGGCGTGAAGAGCGCAAAGCCCGTGTCTACGTCTCGCCTGATCAAATAGGCGGCAATCAACCTACGTTCCAGGATGAAGTGACGCTGAAGTTTGCAGGCTCAAGCCGTGCTGCTCAGATTACCGACATTGAAACGTTTCGTGGCGGTCAAGAATACCTGTATATCTTGCTGGTGAGGTTCTGATGGGCAAGTTGGCAGACCAAATTGATGCTCAGATAAATGCTGATCTTGATCAGGCGTTTCGTGAGTTTGTTCGATTTGTCTACAACGACTTGTCCAGCGAAGAAATCAGTCCTGTTTACACAGGTTTTTTTGCATCAAGCTGGAAAGTAGCTAAGAGTCGCCCACGTCCGACACACAAAGTTGAAGACTATGAGCCCTGGGCAACGATTAAAAAAGAAAAACGTCGTCGTTTTCCTGGGTTTACCCCTCGTATTGAGCCTAGGTTTGACATCCCATCGTTTACGAGCGATGACACGATTTTCATAGGCAACACGACCAAGTACGCAAGGTACGCACTGGAACGGCCCAGTCAGATCGTGGCGTATTTAGGTGGGATCAAGGCGATTGCATCGACCATCTTTAATGCAAAAGATGGCATTAGTCTTAGGGTTGCAGGCAGCGGCACTGCTCGCGGTTCTAGGTATCAAAGGATCTTATGACACTTGTTGCACCCCGAGCTGCTTTTGAAAAAGCGGTGACTGATGCTGTTGCAGCCGTGGACAGCACGGTAGTAATGGTTTACGACAACGTAAGGTTTACGACTCCAGGCAAGACAAAAAAATATGTTTTGATGTCGGTGTCGTACAGCCAAAGTACGATCCAGACACATGGGGCTGCGTCTGACTTTTATATCGGAGTTGTTCAGTGCAACATCTACGTTCCTAAAAACGCAGGCACTGCTACATTGGCAGCGATTGGAGAAGCCGTTATAGATGGCTTGACTTCTGTTAATTCATCTAGCTATACGGACACGTTTAGCTGCGCTCCTCGCTCGCTAGAGATTTCTGGCCCCACTCCATTAGAGATTGAAGACCGGGCTCACTTTATTGGTTTAGTATCTTGTCAGTTCAGCGCGATAGCGTAGAGTAGTAATGAAACAAAACCCATCTCGAATGCGGGCTGCAGAAATTCTTCGCAACAAGTTTGGCGTTAGTCAGCTCTACAGCTACGACGTAACGCAAGAAGGCGAAGTGCTGTTTACGGTGTTCTGGCATCCGCTGACTATTGCGGAACGAGAGTCCATTCAAAAAAAAGTAGGCTCTGACGATGCCAGCGATTTCGCGCTCGGCTTGATGATCGAAAAAGCTTTAGACGAAAACGGTAAACGGTTGTTTCAAGATGGAGAAAGGGCCATTTTGAAAAACGCTGTTGACGCCTCGATCTTGCAGGAAATTCAGTTGGCAATGCTGACCTCTGGCGCTGACAACAAGGTGGAGGACGCTAAAGCGGACTTGAAAAGCGAGTCCTGATTGGCTGTTCATTTTTCACCTTGCTAAAGAGCTAGGCATGACAGTTTCTCAGCTTTGCGTAGACCTTACGCAAGAAGAGCTAGTTGGCTGGGCCGCTTTTTTCGACATCAAGGCTGAAGAAGAAGAGAAGGCGATGGAACGCGCACAGGTCTCAGCCAGGGCGCAGACTATGGGCAAGCGCTAAGATTGGACATATCTCTGGTGCGGTGTCGCAGTGCAGGACATTTCACTTGCCGTAAAGGTAGATAAGCGCCAAGTTAAAGACCTAAAGACCTTGATTGGTCAGGTCGAGAAGCAGGTTGGCACTCTTAATAAGGTCAAAATTAACTTAGACACCACAAAAGCTGTAAAAGATCTTGAAGCGTTAGAGCGATCAGCAAAAAAACTAATCAATGCACTTGGCAAGCCTGGTGGTATCAGGGCTGTCAAGAACAGTCTTTCGGAGATTGCCAAAGCTAGCGGAAAGGTTGGCGATCAATTTAGAAGAGCAACTACTGCGGCTGAAAGGCAAAGCGCTGCTCTTGGTGTTTTAGCTCTGAGGTTTAAAGCCCTTAGAGAAGAAGGGCGGTCACTAGTACGGGGGGGAGCAGGCCAAACCGCTAAGGGTCAAGGAATGGGCCTGACTGGGCAGAAAGGATCTGCCACAGGCGCTGCTGGCAGCATTGAAAATATCATTAAAGATCTTTCAGATCTGCCGCGCACGTTGGCAGCGTCTAAACAACAGTTTGCTGAAATTGACTTACTGCTTGAGAACAGTGTTGCTGGCAGCAAAGCTTTTAACTTGCTGGCAAAAGCAAGAAAGAATTTTTTAGAGCGAGAGCTTGTTATACGTGAGCAAATTAAACGGCAGCAAACCCCAATGCCTGCTGATCCGTTTGGAACAAAAGTGCCATTGCTGCCTGCTGCTGGGCAGACATCAGGTACGTTCTCAATTCAAGAGCGCAACGCTGAGCTTGCAGAACAAACTTTGCAGGCAGCTGCAGAGAAATTAAGAATTGAAAAACTTATTAGCAAGGAAAATATCAATCAGGCGGAAACTACTCGTGCAACTGCAAGAAAACGTCTTGATAACATCAGAAAAATTAGACGAAGAAGGAAAGGTCAAAGACTAAATGAAACGCTGCTGGGAGCAGGCTTTCCACTGTTATTCGGCGGAGGTATTGGCGCTGTAGGCGGCAGTCTGCTTGGTGGTGCGCTAGCCGCTCCATTTGGTGCTGCATTTGGAGGTCAAATTTTTGGCAGTGCTATTGGGCAGGCATTAGATCAGGCTGCTCAAGCTGCTAATCAATTTGCAATAGAGGCGACTAAAGCTGGAACCTCTATAGGAACTCTTATCCAGGCTTTTGGCATACGTGGAACAGGCGCAGCCCGAACGCTTGGATTTGCGGGAACGTTAGGCATTGGAGCAGCTGCACGACAAGCTGCAGGTGGAAGCCTTGAGTCGATTGTAGGGAAAGATGGAGTAGGAAATTTAGAAAAACTTGCTCAATCTTCTGAAGATGCGTCTAATGCTTTAGACCGTTTTGGCGCATCAACCACATCATTTTTTGCTCCTCTTCTTACAGCGGTCAATCAAGGCGTAGCAGGATTATTTGGGGGAATATCGCCTTTAGAACAGCAAAGACGCGCTCAAGAGTCTTTAGAAAACCTTCCTGCGCGAGGACGAGGAACAGCTGCTCGTCGAAATCGGTTAAATACCAGGATTGCACAAATAAGCGCTAGTCCAGAAGCCAAAGCTCAACTTGAGCTGGAGGAAAAGATTAGCCAAGTAGTTAGCAGTAGAGAGAAGATGGCAAGAGACTCTACTCGTGTAGAGGCAATGAAACTGACTGCTCGTCGCGATAGTCTTGCTTTCGAGCAAGGAACCTTACAGGTTCAAGCCGAACAAAATAAACTGTTAGTTCTTGGCATTCAACGTCAAGCGGAAAAAAATGAAGAGAAGCAAAGAGAATTAGACTTAGAAATAAATATAACCGAAGAGGCTAAAAGGCGAGCCGAGGCTGCTAGAAACAATGCTGTTATTCAAGCAAGGCGTCAAATTCAACGCGAACAAATATCTGGAGCAGCAAATCAAATTAAAGCTATTAGGCAGGAGCAGCGACTTGAGCTTCAGTATCAACAAGGAAGAGAGGGTCGTTTTGCTTTATTTGCACAAGAAAAGAAACAGCTAGACGCAGAATTCCTTTCTAACGGGTTGATTCTTGAGCTTGAAAGAAAACGAGCGCTTATTGGTGTAACTGAAGAGGAAAGAATTTCTTCTATTAACCGCGACTATGACCTTAGAGTTCGATTGCTAGAAAAAGAGTTTCAACTCAATAAGCAGAGAGCACAGCAGCAATACGCTGAATACCAACTGGGACGTTTACAGGTAGCGCAAGCGCTTGATCTTCAAAAAATTCAAGCTGGAATGGATGCACAGCGCAAAATTCGTGAAACCAGTCCTTTTGCTCGTCAATCATTTTTAACTGATCCATTTTTTGGCAGCAGTCGCGAACTAGCTGCAAATCAAGCTGCTAATTTTGACCAGCAAGTTGGAATGATGCAGTTTCAACTTGGTCAAAATGAAACGCAGTTGAATCAAGCAATAGCTGATCAAGCTGCTCCTGCAAGAATCAAAGCCTTAGAAGATCAACGCGCTCGACTTGAGTTGAGCTTGGCGACATACAGAGAGTTTACACCTGCTGTTGATGAAGCGGCTTTGGCTCAAGCTCGTTTTAACGATGCTATGGCGATTACCGTTCCAATAACAAATTCGCTGTACGACAATTTAGTTTCGGTTGTTGAAGGCACAAAAACTGCACGAGAAGCATTTGCAGACTTCCTTCGCAGCATTGCGTCGATGCTGGCTGATGCAGCTAAGCAGATAATTGCGACGTACATCGCGATCGGCATCGCCCGCATGTTTGCGGGTGTTCCTGCTGCAAAGTCTGCTCCAGCTCCAGACATTCAGTCAGGCGCTGCGTTCAACCTGCCTAAGCAAATCATGGTTGGCGGCATGAGAACTGCTGCTAGCGGCAAAGGAGCGTTAATGAACCAGCCGTATCTGGTTGGAGAGCGTGGTCCTGAGTTGTTCGTACCCAAAAGCAATGGAACCATCGTTCCAAATCACCAAATGGGCGCTAGCGCTACTGTGACGGTAAACGTGGATGCTTCTGGTTCGTCTGTTGAAGGCGACTCTGATCAAGCCGCACAACTTGGCAGGATGCTTGGTGCTGCAGTGCAGGCTGAGTTAGTCAAGCAAAAACGTCCTGGTGGTCTCCTCGCAAGCTAATGGCTACTTTTCCTTCAATCACGCCAACTTACGGGCTTCAAAAGCGCAGCGCCCCGGTGGTGCGAACAGTGCGCTTTGGTGACGGCTACGAACAACGCACAAGTCTTGGCCTGAATCAAAATCCAAAGGTCTACAACCTGACTTTTAACGTGTCAGAAACCGACGCTGACACTATCGAAACCTTTCTGGATGCTCGTGCTGCTGACAATGCAAGTTTCGACTTCACGCCGCCAGGCGAAGGCAGCAGCTCTAAATTTGTCTGTGAAAACTGGAGTAAGTCAATCCCTTACTTGAACCGTGCCAGTATTCAGGCAACGTTTCGCGAAGTCTTTGAACCCTAATGGCTTATACCGCTTGGGCTGCTAGCACCGCGTTTTCTGTTGGCGACGTTCGACGCGCCACGGCATCACAGAACAGCGGCCTGGTTTTTGAATGTACGACTGCTGGAACGTCTGGAAGCTCCGAGCCAAGTTGGCCAACAGACATTGGCAGCACGATTACTGACAACACAGTTGTCTGGACGGCAATCAGTTCGATCTATGCCGACCTCTCAACACTCGCTCCAAACGCGATCATCGAGCTGTTTGAGCTGCATTACGACAACACGCTGCACGGCAGCACAGACATCTTGCGTTGGCACGCAGGGTCTAACGCCGACGTGACTGGCAACATCACTTGGAACGGCAACGATTACGCACGTCTGCCTGTGCAGGCTGAGGGTTTTGAGTACACAAACGGCGGTACGCTACCCCGGCCAACCTTGACAGTCGCCAACCTTGATGGAGCGGTAACAGCATTGCTGCTGGGCGTAAACCTGACAACTCCAGGCAACGACCTGACAGGTGCAAAGGTCAAGCGCATCAGGACGTTAAAAAAGTTTCTTGATGGCGAGTCAGCTGCTGATCCTTACGCAACGTTTCCTATTGAGGAGTGGTTTATTGATCGCAAAGCCACTGAATCACGAGATGTTGTGAGCTTTGAGCTGGCCAGCAAGTTTGACCTGTCAAACAAGGAGCTACCTAACCGTCAGGTTGTTGCCAATATCTGTCAATGGCAGTACCGCAGCTCTGAGTGCAGTTACACAGGCAGTAACTACTTTGACGTAAACAACAACACCGTTGGAACGTTGGCACAGGATGCGTGCGGCAAGCGGGTTAGCAGTTGCAAAAAACGTTTTGGTGAAAACGGTGAACTACCGTTTGGATCGTTTCCTGGAGCAGGCTTGATCCGATGATGCTGCCACCTTCAGTTATGAGTCTGGTTATGGCTCATGCAAAGGAAGAAAACCCCAGAGAATGTTGTGGTCTAGTTGCTGTAGTCAAGGGCAAGCGTCGCTACTTCCCTTGCAAAAACTTGGCTGACACGCCAGACGAGCATTTTGTGCTTGATCCAGCTGATTACGCAGCTGTGGAGGATAAGGGTGAAATTGTTGCTGTGATCCACAGTCACCCGACAACGAATCACAATCCCTCACCGGCTGATCGTGTTGCGTGTGAGCAAAGCGGTCTGCCTTGGCACATCGTCAATCCGAACACTGAAAACTGGGGCTACTGCGAACCTGAGGGTTTTGAGTTGCCGTATGTGGGGCGGAAGTTCTCTCATGGCGTTGTGGACTGCTACAGCCTTTGCCGTGACTGGTACAAGCGAGAGTTTGGGCTTGAGTTGCGAGATTACCCACGCCGAGATAAGTGGTGGGAGCACGGCGAGAATCTGTATCTAGAGAACTTTGAAAAGGAAGGGTTTCGGCGGATTCCTATTGCGGAGCTGCAACGTGGTGATGCGTTGCTGATGCAGCTGGTGTCTCCTGTACCGAACCATGCAGCGATTTACTTGGGTGACCAGCAGGTCTTGCATCATGTGCAGGGCAGGCTGTCTAGCAGGGACGTTTACGGCGGGTATTATTTGAAGAACACTGCCTGCGCCTTGAGGCATGAAAGTCGTTAAGGTCTACGGCGCTTTGCGCGAACTACTGGGCAAGACTCGATTTGAGTTTGTGGCGGACACACCTGCCCAAGCTATGCGTGCGTTGCTTGTCAATTTTCCTCAGTTGGAGCAGTGGTTAGTTGACAGCGAAAAAAATGGTATTGCCTATCGGGTGACAGTCGGTAAGCAAAAAATACACAACAATGATATGTCGGGGATGGGGGCTCCTTGGAGCGAACGAGACGTATTTAGTATTACCCCCGTAATGATGGGTGCGGGTGGTGGTGGTTTTGGGTCAATTTTGCTTGGGGTTGCGTTGGTAGCTACTGCAATTTTTGTTCCTGCAGCGACTTTTGGCCTTACAAACATGCTCGGCGTTGGATTGGCCGGTGGCGCGTTAATTTTGGGCGGCGTTGCTCAAATGCTTTCACCCGTACCAACCCCTCCAGGCCCTGGTGAGGAACCAACACAGCTGGAATCAAACAGCTTTAGCGGTGTTCTGAACACCTCTCGTCAGGGCGTTCCCGTGCCAATAACCTATGGACGGGTGTTTGTTGGGTCGGCGATTATTTCTGCTGGCCTTGACGTTGATCAGGTTTGACCATGACTGAATCGAAGTACATCGCAGGTGCTGGCGGCGGTGGTGGTGGCGGCAAAGGCGGTGGTGGTGGTGGCCACACTCCAACTGAAGCTGACGATTCGCTGCAGTCAAAGCAGTTTGCAAACGTTCTTGATTTAATTAGTGAAGGAGAGATTGAAGGCTTAGATGACGGCAATAAGAGTATCTTTTTTGACGGTACGCCTCTTCAGGCAGCAGACGGTTCATACAATTTTGCTGATTACACAGTTGTTACGCGCACTGGAACGCAAGGACAGTCGTACATTCCTGGCGTTTTTAGCAACGTCGAGTCCGAAACATCAGTTGGCGTTGCAGTCACGAACTCAGCGCCAGTAGTCAGGCAAATTACAGACTCAGATGTTGATCGCGTTCGAGTAACAATTCAGATTCCTGCGCTACGACAAATCGAAGAGGATGGAGACATTGTTGGAACGAGTGTCAGCATTAGCATTCAAGTTCAGTACAACGGTGGTGGCTATAGCACCGTTAAGACCGACACAATTTCAGGCAAAAGCAGCAGCTCCTACCAGCGAGACTACTTACTTACATTAACTGGATCGTTTCCTGTAGACATTAAAGTTGTTCGCAACACCGCCGACAGTAGTTCAACAAAACTTTCAAATATAACAAATTGGCAAAGTTTTACGTCAATTATTGATGCCAAGCTTGCTTACCCGAACAGCGCACTTGTTGGACTACGCCTTGGTTCTGAGCAGTTTAATAGTGTTCCTCAACGTAAATATCTAGTTCGTGGCATCAAGGTCGCAATTCCTAGTAACGCGACTGTGGACACCACAACACACTTGGGGCGGATCACGTACTCTGGCGTATGGGATGGAACGTTTGCTGCGGCGACTTGGACAAACGATCCAGCTTGGTGTTTGTGGGACCTGCTTACCAACGACAGGTACGGCGCTGGGATTCCTGAGGCTTCACTTGACCGCTACGATTTTTTTGCGATCAGCCAGTATTGCAACACTCTTGTCGATGACGGCAAAGGCGGGCAAGAGCCACGTTTTAGCTGCAACATGCTGATTAACCAGCGCAAAGAGGTTTACAAAGTTATCCAAGAGATGAGCAGCATTTTTAGGGGCATCTCTTATTACGGCGCTGGTTCGTTGGTCTTGCTGCAGGACAAGCCTTCTGATGCTCAGTACACGCTTGGCCCAGCCAACGTTGTTGATGGCGTATTTCAGTATTCTGGATCGTCGGTTCGTGCCCGTCACACCTGTGCAACTGTTGCGTACCACAATTACGACGAGCAAGGCGAGGTGTCGTTTGAGTACGTCGAAGATGCTGACGCTGTCGCTAAGTATGGCGTCAACAACAAAGACATTAAAGCGGTTGGTTGTTATTCGCAGGGCCAAGCCAACAGGCTGGGCAAGTGGACGCTGCTAAGTGAGCAAGATCTTTACGAGACGTGCAACTTTTCAATTGGCATCGATTCAGGCATTGTCGTCAGACCTGGCATGGTTGTAGACATTGCTGATCCATTGCGTGGTGGAACGCGAAGGAACGGACGTGTTTCTTCTGCCACTACGACTCAGGTAACACTTGACAGTGCTACTGATTTGTCAGTCGATACAAGCGAGAACCCAACTCTCTCGATTGTTTTGCCAAATGGTTTAGTTGAAACTAGAAACATTGGTTCGATAAGCGGAAGAGTAGTCACTGTTCCTGTGGCTTTCAGTCAAGCTCCAGCAGTCAATGCTCCGTGGCTTATTCAAACAGACGATATTCAGTCGCAACAGTTTCGTGTAATTAGCGTTGCTGAAGAGGGTGATGGAGTCTTTGGTGTATCTGCCCTTAAATACAACGAAAGTATCTACAACGCAGTTGAACAAGATCTTAACCTGACTCAACGCGATATAAGTAATCTTTCTGATCCACCGCAAGCAGTAACCAACCTTTCCGCTACTGAATTTTTATACGAAGAAGGCGGAACAGTCAGGACGGGTGTTGACCTCAGCTGGTCAAGCCCTGTAGCCAACGTTCAAACTTTTACTCTTCGTTATCGCCTAAATAGCGGCAATTTCGAAACAATTACAACCCAAACTCAGTCAACACAAATTAAAGGATTAAAAGCGGGGAGCTTGGAAGTTCAAGTTGTTGGTCGCAATTTTGCTGGCAAGACTGGACTGATCACACGTCAAATTTTCGCTCTTGCAGGCAAAACAGCAATTCCTGGCAATGTCCAAAATCTGACGCTTGAGCCTTTGAACTACAACAGCGCACGGTTGCGTTGGGACGAAACCGTTGACCTTGACGTAAAGGTCAGTGGCAAGGTTCATATCCGACATAGCAATCTGACTGATGGCAGCGCAACGTGGTCAAATAGCACTGACCTTATTGCAGCAGTTTCAGGCAGCTCAACTGAAGCGACTGTGCCTCTCTTGGAAGGGGAGTACCTAGTCAAGTTTGAAGACGACGGTCTGCGAAAGAGCGCAACAGAAACCACCATCATTGTTGACCAACCAGTTTCGCAAACGTTCTTCGGCGTTAAAACGCAACGTGAAGATCAGCTTTCAACACCGTTTGACGGCAGTAAGACCGATACCACTTACAACTCAACCTATGACGCCTTAATTCTCGATAGTGATGGGCTGACTGCAGGCACTGGCGAATATGCCTTTGACAGCACGCTTGACTTGGAAGCGGTCTATAGCCTGGACCTGGAGCGTCGGCTTGTTGCTCGCGGCATTTACCCGACTGACCTTTGGGACAGCCGAACGGACAACATTGACACTTGGCAGGACATTGATGGCGGTGTTGTCGATCAGGTCAATGCTGAGGTTTACGTGCGAAAGACTGACGACGACCCGTCTGGCTCTCCGACGTACAGCGCCTGGCAGCCATTGGCAAACGGCGTTTTGAAGGCTCGTGCGTTCCAGTTCAAGGCTGTGTTGACCTCGTCTGATCCGGCGCAAAACATTCTTGTGGACGAGCTGGGCTACAAAGCACAACTGCAGCAGCGCACTGAGCAAAGCACCGCAACGATTGCTAGCGGCACATCAGCCAAAGCTGTCACGTTTACCAATGCGTTTTTCACAGGCACTAGCGGCCTTGGTGGAGTGAACAGCGCATTGCCAACCATCGGCATCACACCGTTGAATATGGCAACTGGTGACTTTTTCGAGCTGTCCAGCATCTCAAGGACTGGCTTTACTGTCACGTTCAAAAACAGCAGCGGGACGATCGTTGACCGCAACTTCAACTACATGGCAACAGGCTTTGGCAAGTCGTAAACTGTCAGCAATAGTGCGCTAAGGCTTTGTGGCGACTCACGATTACTCTTTAGCCAACCAAAGCGGCAGCGCGTTTCGTGGTGACCTCAATAACGCGCTGTCTGCGATTGCGACAAACAACAGCAGCTCGACAGATCCAGCGACGACGTTCGCCAACCAGTGGTACGTCGATACAGGCGATAGCACCCTCAAGATTAGAAATGCTGCAAACAGCGCTTACGTAAACGTCAGTGCGGTTGGCGGTATTGGAACGGCAAACCTTGGTCTAGCCCTTGCGGCATCACCAACGTTTACAGGCACTGCCACGTTTGGCGGCAACATCCTGATGTCCGGCACTGGGACGATTGACATCCCAGTTGGCACAACGGCTCAACGTCCCGGTTCCCCTAATAACGGGATGATCCGGTACAACACAACCCTGACCAGATATGAGGGCTACAGCGGGTCAGCTTGGGGTGCTCTTGGCGGTGGTGCTACTGGCGGCGGCGCTGATCAGTGGGTTGTTGAGACAGATCAGACTGTCACCACTAGCTACGAGCTGACCGCTAACAAACATGGAATGACGGTATCGCCCACAATCAATAGCGGGGTTACACTGACAGTGCCGTCTGGAGCGGTTCTCGTAATTCTCTGATCATGCCAATAGCAATCAACGGCAGCGGAACTATTACAGGCGTCTCAGTCGGCGGTTTGCCTGACGGCATTGTCGATGCTGACATGTTGGCGTCTAGTGCTGTAACCACAGCAAAAATCAATGACGATGCAGTCACAGACGCAAAGCAAAGCTTGAGTGGTGCGGCTAAAGCCTGGGTAAACTTTAATGGCACCGGAACAGTTGCTATCAGAGATTCTTTCAATGTCAGCTCAATTACTGATGATGGGTCCGTTGGCAGTTACACAGTAAACTTTACTAATTCCTTTGCCAATGCTAACTATGCAGTCGGCGCGTTAAGTTCATTTGGAATTTATGCGCGAACAACAACCCCAGCAACAACATCGGCTTTTAAGCTAGGTACTTTTGACACGCGAACTGCTGCTAATGAGGACCAAACTTTTGTTTATTTGACCTTCTTCGGAGATTGATCCATGAGCAGAATTATCTATCAAAACTCTGACGGTAGCGTTTCAGTTGTCATTCCCACGGGTGAAGTCCCTGTTGAGGATTTGCCTGCAAAGCTGGGTTTGACTGACTACGAGATCGTTGCTGACGATGTAATTCCTACGGATCGCACCTTTCGCAATGCTTGGCGCAAAGACGGCACATCAATCGTTGAGAACCTCGCCGCAGCCAAGGAGATTGCTCATGCAACTCGTCGTGCCAAGCGTGAAGAGGAGTTCAAGCCTCATGACGATGTGATCGCCAAGCAGATTCCTGGTGCGGATGCTGACGCAGCAGAAGCGTCACGGGCGACAATCCGCACTAAGTACGCAACAATGCAGACAAGCATTGATGCTGCCAGCACTACAGCTGAGATTAAAGTGGCTCTTAACGGAGATTCGGCATGAGCATCAAACTCAAAGGCAGCACAGCTGGAAGCGTTGCTCTAGACGCACCGGCAAACACCAGCCCTTCTGGTTCGGATATTGCGCTGACTCTGCCGATCGATGCAGGCAGTGCTAATCAGTATTTAGCGAACGGGTCAACGGCTGGTGAGTTGACGTTTGTGACGCCACCTGGATCGTTCACGAGCTACGCAATCATTTGCGATGAGAAAGCCGCCGGCACTAATGGTGGAGATTTCAATGCAGGAGCTTGGCAAACTCGTGACTTGAACACTGAAATTGCTGACCCTGACAGCATTGTTTCTATTTCAAGCAATCAATTTACTTTAGGCGCAGGCAGTTACTTAATCGAAGCATTTGCTACGGCTAAAGAGTGTAACAAACATATAGCGCGTTTATATAATGCAACGTCAACTTCAGTAGTTGCGTACGGTATGTCTGCTGACGCCAGTTCAGGCAATAGCGATACTGGAATTGCTACTGTTACTGCAAGGGTAACTATCACTGGCAATACTGCTTTTGAGATTCAACATTGGTCTCAATCAACTAGAACGAGTTATGGGTTTGGCATTGCCAATGATGCTTCAGTCGTAAACAAATATACTACTGTCAAGATTTTTAAGGAGGCTTGATCGATGTCGATTCTCAAGGTCAATAAGGTAGAGCACACCTCAACCACTGACGGCGGGTTCTCGATTAGTGGAACGGGCCTTGTCACGTTTGAAACGGCAAACGGCAGTATCTCTGCTATTTCTGTTGGTGCTTCTGACACCAGCAAGACACTTGACTTTGCAACGTCAAACAATTTTGCTCTGACGCTTGCGAATACTTCGTCTTGCACGCTGGCTAATCCAAGCAACCTGACAGCAGGTCAAAGCGGTTCAATCTTTATCGTCCAAGACAGCACAGGTGGTCGTCTTTTGGCCTACGGCAGCCAGTGGGACTTTGCAGGCGGAGCGGCACCTACGTTGTCCACCGGAGCGTCATCTGTAGACCGAATTGATTACATCGTTCGCACTACCAGTTCTATCCACGCTGTCTTCACCGCTAACTACTCATGAGCATTCTTGGCAGCAATATGCTCGCTGGTGCGGCTGGTCGTGCCAGGCATGA